GAGAGAATTAAATCAGTTGATTAAAAATCTTAGATTTAAAGACGACAAAGGTGTTTATAATCCAGCAGCGTTTGCAGCAGTTTATAATTTAAAAACTGTAGGTAAAATTGCAGGAAGTAAAAGTTGGCATGTCTATAAACCATCTATGGCTAGAGCTTTAGATGTGGCTAAGAAGGAAGATGCTGACTTATATTTAATGGCACAGGAATTACAAAAGACTGTGTCTAAAGGTTCTGTGAAACCAGAATATGAGAAGAGTAATCAACCGAAGACTGAAGACATTATATAATTCACTAAGTGAATACTCTAGAGAGGAGGCGATCATGGGAGACTGCGATCGCCTCTCCATAAACAGAAATAAAAGTTATGACAGATTTTATAAAATATTTTACAGGATTAAAACGTGATTATGGTTTTTGTAATATAGACAAAGGCTACAAGGATTTAGAAACAGGCAAGATAAGATTTAACTCAGGTGATTATGGCTGGGCAGGTAAACCTATAACAGATGAAGATTATCAAGAACATTTAAATGGAAATAAATCTATAGGAATACAACCTTGCAATGATAATAACTTAGCAAGGTTTGGTGCAATTGATATTGATCCAAAGATATATAAAAATTTTGATATCAAATTTTATTTAGATGTCATTCAAAATAAACAATTACCTTTAATTCCAATCAAGTCTAAAAGTAATGGATTACATTTATATGTATTTACAGAAGAACCAATCAAAGCTTTGGAGATCAAAGAATTTTTAGAACAAGTATTATTTTTATTTAAACTAACCATCAAGACAGAAATATTTCCTAAACAAACTAAGTTAGGTTCTAATACAGATGGTCAAAAGATGAATGGAAACTTTATCAATCTACCTTACTTTAATAAAATTGAAAGAGTTGCATTGTATCCAGATGGAACTGAAATGCCATTGGATAAATTTTTACAATGTATTGAACTTAACAAAGTAAATTCTAAGAAGTTAAAAGAAATAAAAGATAGAATTGTAATTAATGAATTAACAGGTGGTGCTGATGAATTTAAAGATGGTCCACCATGTTTAGAAATCTTAACTAAAGAAAAGATGACAGATGGTAGAGATCGATTCTTATATAACTACATGGTGTTTGCTAAGAAAAAATATTCTGACAATTGGAAGAATAAAGTATTGGAAGCAGCTAGAAATTATTTTGAGTTTGATCAAAACTGGACAGATGATCATGTTAAAAAGAAAATAAAATCTTGGGACAAAGAAACTAAAGGACATACTTGTCATCAAGATCCAATCAATACAGTATGTTTGAAATCAGAATGTGTCAAAAGAAAATTTGGTATTGCATCTGAATCAAAAGCAAGTTGGCCTGTACTCAATAACTTACAGAAGATAGATTTTAAACCAGATCCAGAATACTATTTTACAGTGGAGAAAGGTGATGGTGAAACGATTCCAGTGCATGCGAAAGATGTTAACAAGATAAAAGATCAAAGAGAACTTAGAGGTTTGATTATGGCACAAGCTAATATCTTACCACCACCGGTCAAGGGTATGGAGTTCTATGAAATTATTAATGCATTGCTTACGACTATTGATACAGTGCAACCGGCTCCAGGAACCAGGCCTTCAGAGATATTAAAGAAACATTTAAGAGAATACATCAATGGACCACAAGCAACAACGCATACTTCATTTGCTAGTGGTAATGTATTGAAAGATGATAACTATGCTTACTTTGTTTATGATGAATACTATAATGATTTAAAAGACAATGGTTGGAAGAAAGATGCATCGAGAACATCTTACATGATTGAACAACTATTTGATGATGAAGATAAATTAAAACCAGAGTTTGGAAAAAAGAAAAGATTTCCAGGTAAGAATAAAAAGACAGGTAAACCTAATCCAGGTGTCAATGGTTGTGCAGCAATACCTTTACATATCTTTGATAAAGAAGATGATGAGATAGAAGAAATTGTACACTTTGAGAAGGAAGAGGAAATAGTGTAATGATCTATAAATTTTATGGACCACCAGGTACTGGTAAAACATATAGATTAATATCCAGAGCCAGAGCTTACCTTCGAATCGGAACTCCTATTGATAAGATTGCATACTTTGCATTTACAAAGAAAGCAGCTAAAGAAGCAAAAGAAAGAATGCCAGTAGAAGATAGTAAGCTTTTTTATTTTAGAACGATACATTCATTTGCGTTTGAACAATTAAGTTTATCCGAAGATAAAATTTTACAAGCAGAAGACTACGAAAGAATTGGTAAAGCTTTAAATGTTAAAGTTAAATACTACGATAAATACAATAAGGAAGAAATACATTATCTAAATTGTGATAGTCCATACTTTCAAATGGTAGGTAGAGCAATCAATAGAGACGTTAATATAAGAGAAGAATACGATCGAAACGAACATAATCGTAAAGAAATCAAATGGAAGTTATTAAAAACCATAGATGATAATTTAAAAGAATATAAGAAAGTTACAGGTAAATTAGATTTTAATGACATGATCACTAGACTAATTAAAAAACCAGACTTACCAAAATTTAAAGTTATCTTTATTGATGAAGCTCAGGACCTATCTCCACTGCAGTGGAAACTATATGACAAACTAAAAGAACATGCAGATGATATTTATCTAGCTGGTGATGATGATCAGGCTATCTTTGCCTGGGCCGGTGCTGATGTAGATCGATTTATTTCAGAGCCTGCAAAAGAAAAAGTATTAAAGTATTCTAAAAGAATATCTATAGCAGTACAGGAACAATCACAACTACCTATTGAAAACATTAAAGGTTTAAGAAAAGAAAAGGACTACTATCCTAGAGACTTTGAAGGAATAACGCAACGGATAAACAATTTAGATCACGTTGATTTATCGGAAGGACAATGGTATATATTAACGAGAACAATATCAAGACTTAATACTATAAAGGATGAATTAAGAGAGCGTAATTTGTATTATCAAAGTAATAAAGGCAAGAGTTTTGCAGTCAGATTATATAATGCATCTGTTAATTACAACTCATGGTGTAGGGGTAAAATTTTAGATGAAAAAGAAATTAAAGATATTACGGAATACACAGGTGTTGAAATAGATAAATGGAATCCAGAGATCGATTGGTTCGAAGCATTTAAAGAAACAAACTTTGATGAAAGAGAATACATAAAAAATATGATTGATAATGGTGAAGATTTAGATCAACCGGCAAGAATATGGGTATCTACTATTCATGCAATTAAAGGTGGAGAAAAAGATAATGTTATTTTGTGTTTAGATTTAGGACACAAAATTAAAAAAGCTATTAAAAAAAGTGAAGAGAAAGCAGATGAAGAACATAGAGTCTGGTACGTAGGAATTACAAGGGCAAGAAACAACTTGTATAAATTAAAGGCAAAAACAAAAAGCAACGAGTATAAAATAGGAGCAAACAATGAGTAAAGTAAAAATATCAAGTATGGATAAAATAGAAAACAGCGATAATTATTTCGTAGTCTATCATGTGAATAAAGATGTATTCACTTATTCAGGAACCAAAGAAGAAATAGATAAAGAACTTAAGAAAAAAGGATATGTAATTAACATAATGGAGGTATTAAAATAATGGAAAAAATAAATAAAGTAGAACAATGTTTTAAACAAACAAAAAAAGAACTGTATAAGATTTTAGAGTATCCAATTAAAAAAAGATGGAGAAAAAGTTATTGGAATCAACCTGGTATTTATGAAATAAAATTAAATATTAGTGAAGTCTATAGAATAAGAGAATCTTTAAAATATTATGATCCTTATCCTATAAATGTAGAAGGTAGTACAGTTCCTAGAAAAAGATTAATTAATGCACTTTATGAAATAACGGAGGATTATAATGACAAATAAAGATATATTTAGTGATGTATTTCCACAAGATAAGCAGATAGGCGGAAATCACTACAAAAATTTTCACATTCAACCGTATGAATTTATTTCTAAGAATGACCTTTCCTTTTTTCAGGGAAACGTTATAAAGTATGTGTGTCGTTATAAAAATAAAAATGGCATACAAGATTTAGAAAAAA